CGTCAGCCGGAGCGCCCTCGACGCTCAGCGTCTTATCGGTGCTCACGATGGCCGCAGCCCTGTCCGCGTCAGCTTTGGCAGAAGCGGCAGAGCTTCCCGCGCTCTTTGCGTCTGCGGATGCTGATTGTGAGCTTTGGGCTGCGTTGATGGCGGCGGAATTTGCGCTAGATGCAGCCGAAACGGCTTCTTCTTTTGCGTTAATCGCTCCCGCAACAGTGCTCAGCTCGTTTAAGGTGGCTGCATTGATTGGTGTCCCTTCTTTTGTTGGCTCGTCATTTCGGATAAGAGTGACAATTTCGGATGTTCCATCCGACTTTACCATTGTCCATCGACCCGGATATTTCGCCACACGGTCTTCAAAAACCATATTGTCCCTCCCCAGTCATATATTCGCCAGAAAATGTAACGTATGTTCTAGCGAGCGTTTCAATGTCGAACAAAATTTGCTCAATTTGATTCATCGTTGAAAAATCGAGTTTATTCATGCTTTCTGGCGTATTTGCAATACCAAATGGGCCAGAGCATTTAGCACGAATGGAGTTGATGTTAGAAAGCCAGCGTATTGCATCGGAGACTTTCATATATCCATCGACTGTCCAATCAGTCCGAACAGAAACGGATGCACCAACGATGGAGCCAAGCTCTTGAATACCGGATTCTATACGGTTAAAATCCGTATAGTTTAAAGCGCCCTTCATACCGGCAAGCCATTCCGATTGTTCAGCTTTTGTCCACGTGCCTGTTCTCGCCTTTGCTGTAATTTCTTTTACGTGGTTAACGTCCGATTGCGTTCGGTCTGTAATCCATTGGCCCATAAGCTACTCCTCTTCAATTCTTCCTTGATATCCGACCTTCAAATTCTGAGGGACGGTAAATGCCGGTCGGTAGCATTTGTAAGTACCATCGCCAGAACCAATGCAGTTAAAGTAAGAAAATTCGTTTCGATTGTCTGAACTTTCGATGTGAATCTTGTCATAATACTCAGAAACTGCAATGGAACGATAATAGATACTTCCGACAGAAGGGCCCATTCCCCACCATTCGAGATGAGTAATAGGGGTTCTTGTCCATTGTTGATACGCGAATGTTGTGCCGCCATAAGTATAGAACGGCCCTTTGGAAAGTTCTTTTGCGGTAGGCAGAGTGCTACCTTCTGCGTTGCATCCATATCCCCACATTTGGCTATCATAGCTACTGTTATCATCAGGAAAATCATAATCTATTTCTTTCGCGGAAGGTAAAAACACGCTACGAGATAGCGTAGACACGGCAGAAGGCTGATATTGTCCAGAATCGTTCCTTTTAAACGCGGGAGTATAATAGAAGGTGGTTTTCCCAATTTTTTCTTGCATGAAAGCAGAAAGAGACTTTTTAAAGTTTCCATTCAATAGAGCGTCAATGGTGCTTTTTGAATATTCCGCAGGGGTTGTCTTTTTGCTATCCCACGCAAAATCCTCTGTACCGTCACCAAAAATTGAATCTTTATGCACCAAAAGCGTTCTTCCAGTCCCGTTTAATTCAGGCTCATAATTATGCTTTGACACAAGAAAAGCGGTATAAACACCAGCAATCGAAACGTAAACGGTGTTGCCTTCCTTGAAATTAGAAATTTCATCAGCAGTTGTAATGACGTTGCAAGAAGCAGAAAGGCTTGCGACTGTAGCTGTGATCGTTGCATTTCCACTGTGCAAATACGTGACGTTGCAGGCAGATACGCCACGTTCGTTCTTGATGACATTCAGTTCAACGATACCAGCGGGAGATGCATTCCAAACAATAACAGGGGAATCGGCAGATGCAGGGGCAAGCGTTGCAGTGAGCGTGATCGTGTCGGAAGGATGTAAGTAAATCTCAGAAGCGTCGATTTGTAACGAATCAACATCTTCAATCATATACCCGGTAACGGAGCCCTTGAAGCTGCCATTAAACGTGTAAGAAACGTCAGTAATCAACAAATTAGAAGAATATCCAAACTGATGATTGAGCTTGACAAAATCAAGAGCGTCGTTGTGCGGGCTTGCACGATAAGACAGGGTAGCTTTTCGACGGTTGGAAAGGACTTTATAGCTTTCAGTCAGAACATTTTTCGGCTGGGAGACAATGGAAGAAGAGATAAGTGCATTGTTTACACTTTGCGTAACACCATCGCCAGTAGCGCCGTTAGGATATAACGACGAAGCCCCATTTAGGGAGTAAGAGATGTTTTTTAACTTATTAGAAAAAGTGATTTCTGGATACTGGTAATCATTGATTTCAGTGATTTCATAAATGTCGGACTTGTTTTCAGGAAGGTACGGAACCCGGTCAATCCGAATCTCACCGTTTCTTGTCTGATACAAAGCCATACCGGCTGCGTTAGCGGAAAGCTGTAGCACGTCAGCGTTTTTATACGAAGAATTTCCGTTGCTAAAATCAGTTGTATAATCCTTCAAAGACTCATTGATGTAATAGCTGATACCAGAAACATCAAGAAGTTCCAAAGCGTCATAGCATATTTCGTATAAAGTGCCACTTTTTCTTCCGGTGTATGGTGAATCGATTAAAAATGCCAAAGCATCACGAGCTTCAAAGGAAGCGGTAATACCATTAGAAGGAATGCTCCAACTAGAAAGGTAAAACTTACCTCCGTTAATCCATTCAGTCTGTCCGTCCAAGTCCATGCCATACTTTACAAAAACAGCTTGGCGCTCATACAAATACTTGTAGAGACCGTCTGGGTTGATAGGATTCCATTTTTGGTCGCTGTTATCAATGGAAAAAGAGATTGAATCCTTAGAAAGCTGGCCGGAAATCGGGTCGCGTTTTGATTTATGGGAATACGACAGAAGGTCTGTTTTGATAAATCTCACACGCTGTCCAAATTCCACCTGCGAGATACGAGCTCTTCGGTTTGGAATACACCATTCAAGAACCTCAATAACAACCGAATCATAATTGGAAATTTCAAATTCAATTGAAGTTTCGATGGAATTGTTGTTGTCAATTTGCTTTTCCAAAAAAAGAGCGGTTCCTTTGTAAGCGGAGACTTTGAATGATTTTGCCCATTCATTTAAAATTTCAGACCAAACGATTGTCAGACCCGGTATTTTTTCTTCGTGGATTTTACTAAAAGAAAATGTGACAGTTGGATGATTGGAGCTTGATACACATTCACCGCTTACATAGCCGCATTCTTGATACGGTTCAGAATCCGGAACGATACCAAGGCTTCCATCTAAAACCCAAAAATTAGTTTCAGCAGTCGCATAATTTCCGGAAACGAAAGTGTCGAGATCAGTGATGGATGTCACATTGCTAAACACGGTTTGCGAACCTGAACTTGCAATAGCGTCCGTTTGCGCCGCATCATCAGCTGCATGATAAGTAATCTGAATAAAAGTTTCAGGTACAAGCGTATTATTATATTGTGAAAGCCACTTATCGGACGGCTTTACGGACATATAAAATCACCACCTTTAGACCTCAATCAGGCTCAAAGAACAATCCGTCCAGCCCATCACATTTCCGGTGTTTGGGCCCCTTCGCCACATTCCGGCCGTTCGGTCTGAAACATACATCTGACGTGTGGAATAAGAAGCTGCTGCTTGATTGTAAAATCGTACCGTGCAATAAAAGTTTCTAGTGAATGGGCCGATGACGGAAGCCCATTGTTTTGCGGTAAGGTAGTTCCACTTGAGAGCCACTTTTGCAACGTCGTGTCGAACCACAGAACCAACAACCTTGCCTTGCACGTTGCGGCCAGAATCAACGATGGTTGAAGTTGTCGCGCTATAAGAGGAAGGTTCCGGCAAATCTACGCCGTTCACTGATACAAGAGCTTGCATAATTCACCGTTCCTTCCTTAATAGCTATACACTTCCGTACCCATGATTTGCACGCCACGGTCAACCTGCTGCTTTTCGACCGAAGCAGTAATCTGCTTGCCGTCAATGAACAACTTGACTTCCTTACCGCCGGTAATTTCGTCACCATAGCGCTGGAAAATATCAAGAAACGCATTGTAGCAGCCGTTGTAAACCGCGCCTTGCAGGTCAGAAGAACATGTTGCTCCGGATGATGTATTTCCGTTGTAGTATCCGCTTGCAGAAGTGGTGGAACCTGTAGAAGCGTTGTATTCAGGGGTTCCGACGTAAGAAGAGTTGTCAGTTGAATATTTCCCACCGAGATTGCTCACAATGCCCGCAATCGCAGCACCTAATGCAATCGCGGCTGCGCCCACGATAAGTGCTACAGGAATGCCGAAAACTGTAGACGAAAGCGCACCGGCAATGGAAGTAAGAAGGCCAACAAACGCAGAACCAACAGTTCCAATCAAGCCACCCATTGCGGCAAAAATTTCAGGAAAAGAACTTGTTAATCCGCCAAAAAGACCATTACTAATTGCCACGCCGGTCGTTGTGAGCGGAACCTTTAAAGCAGATATGGATTTTGAAATAGTTTGGCCAAGGCCCGAAACGCTTTTGACGATATCATTAAAATTATTTGTGATGCCACTCCAAATAACTTTTCCGGCTTTTAACGCTTCGTTAAACAGGGTTTTAGATGCGTCCTTTAAAACGCCGGAAATATTGGAAATAAAGCTTTGTGCGTATGCTTTTACCTGATTTCGGTTCTCCTCTCCCATCGCCTGCCAGATAATAGCAGCAGTAGTCGTACCAATTGTTTTTAGGTCGCCGTTTTGCACAGCATTCCAAAGATTTTGTACCGTGCCGAAGAAGTCATTCTGCAAGCCGGAATCAAGTTCCTGCCACTTACTGTCCAGACCGTTGAAGAAGCCATTAACAAAATTCGTTGCGGTGGTCGTGCCATAGTCAATCATTTCGTTGCCCTTCTGCTGAACAACGTTCGCCAGATTGGTCATAGCTTGTTCAACGTAAGGAAGTGCTGAAGTGATACCGTTTGCAAGGCCTTGATCGACATAAACGCCGATTTGGTGAAACACTTGCGAAGGAGAATGAATTTCAAGCGCATCTTTGAAGCCATTGACAAAACCATCAGTGAAGCTCTTAATACCATTTGTAACGGTACTCCATGCATCTTTTAGGCCGTTGATTAGGCCATCCCAGATGAATTTGCCAAGCTTTCTCAATTCGTCAGGAAGCTTTTTGAACTCACCGACAATAGACGAAATGATTTTTGGAACTTCAATAACAACGAAAGCTATCATGCGCTCCCGCCATTTAGAAATAACGTCAAGAGCTTTGAGAATTGCAGTCCAAATATTTCCCGGCAGTTCTTCAAAAAACTTAACAACAGACGAAACGATTTTTGGAACTTCGGTTGTTACAGTAACGACCATGTTTCCAACCCACTCCCCGATTTTGCCGACGGCAAATCCAAGGGCATAGCCGATTTTTTCAGGAAGAGAGCTGAACCACTCGCCAATGCTATTTATGACATCTCCAACCTTTCCGGGAAGAGAAGTCATAAAATCAATGGCCGCATTCCACTTGGTAACGATAATTTGCTTGATGGCTTCAATGCGCTGCTCAAAAACATTTTCGACATAATGCATTTTAATGTCGGCTTCTGCAGCAGCATCTGTTTTTTCACCGCTCTCTTTAGCGCCCCATTTGATACCAGCCCAGTGAAGAACAAGGCCAATACCGACACCAACAGCGGCAACGGCTCCAGCAACAGGAAGGCTTGCGCCAACAAGCAATGCAACGCCAGCACCAGCAACACCGCCAAAAATTCCCATCAAAGCAGCAATGATGGTGTCAAGAACCGGAAATTCTTTCAGCTTTTCGCCAAGAGAGAATGTAATTCCCGCAAAGGTAATAAGACCTGCAAGACCGATAGAAAGCGTTGCGGCTGTACCAGTGGCTACCCCAAGATTGGTAAGTAGTGTGATACCAGTAATAGAGCCGAATGCCGTTGTTAAAGCAGCCTGAATCCATGTGCTTGCATCGCCAAGATTGGCTTCGCCGGTACCAAGCGCATAAGTAAGACCTGCAAGGCTTGCCACAAAAGCGATACCCATGCCAAGCGTAATGCCATCCGCGCCCATTGTGCGCCAAAGAACAAAAGAACCAAACGCAGTAGACACCACTTCACCTAAAAGCTCAAGAGGGTTTCCAGTAGAAGCGTAACCTTTGGCAAAGCTAAATACCAACGAAGCTTCAATAACAACAGTCGCAATTGAAAGAGCCAGCTTTTGCAAGTCAGTCATTTTGGAGATTGCGGTCGCAACATCTGTCAAAAAATCAACAATTTTCCACAATGCAAGCGCAGCAGTGACAGCGCCGATGATGGGGAGCATATCCTTGATTTTCTGCTTAATAGCATCGATCTGCTTTGCGAACTCTTCATTGTACTGCTTGAACATATCGTAGCCGGACAGGTCTACATCGCCCAAGATGTTTCCAGCAGATGCGCCGCTGCCAGAACCAGAACTTCCCTGTGTGGGGTCAATGATGTTCAGTTCATCAAAGCCCATCGTGTAGTCCTTGAGGGCTTTGGCGGCTTTCTTTGTCGAATCGGCCGTGTCATCCATTGCGTCACCGATGCCACCAACGCTGTCAGCGCTTTTAGTGAAATCAGTAAACACGACCTTCACACCCATCAGCTTTGCAACCCACTGGACAAATTCTCGGATAAGTTGGACGGCCGCAATCAGCGGGGGAAGAATGGATTTCATGGCAGGGTAGAGCAGAGAGCCAACAGACTTCGCCAACATATCCAACTGCGCTTTCAGAATCTTAATCTGGTTCGCAGGGCTTTGGATGGTCTGTGCAAGGTTGCCCTGCACGTTAGCAGTCTGCTTCATAATGGCAATGTAACGCAGAACTGCCTTATCCGCCTGAGACAGACTAGAAACCTGTTTGTTAAAGCCCAAAGAAAGAAGCTCTTGCTGTAACCGCGCCTGAGACAAATCAATGCCCAAACGGCGAATAGGCTCAATCTCGCCAGAGATTGCGGAAGACATTGCGGTAAAGGTCTCTGCAACGTTTTTGTTCCAATAGGAGCCTTCGTCATAGGCAAGCTGGGTCAAATTCTTGGACAGAATATATGCTTTGTCGCTGGTCAGACCAAACGAAGTACCCAAGCTCTGGATAGTAGCCATGTAAGTCATCGCTTTGGTCGGATCAACGCCAAGCAAGCCCTGCATCTTGCTAATGAGCGTATCGGCTTCACCGCTCAGATTGGCCATAGCATTATGAAACAGGTCTGTTGCTTCATAAAAGTCATTGAATTTCGCAACAGCGTTGCCAAGATACTCAGCGATAGCTTTCAACGAAACCAGCTTTGCCATGTTCCGCATAAAGCCGTTCATCTGATTGGACAGACTGAGATAGCTCTTGCGCTGCTTTTCGTTGGCAGCAGTCACACGGTTTGCCTGTGTGACCACCTTGCTCAACTGCGGGGGGAGCTTCGCAAAAGCGTTGCCCACCTTGTCAAGCTGAGACGCAAGGGGAGCAAGAGCAGCAGAAATCTTTTGGCAAGAGCTTGCAAAAGAATCAAGGTCTGTCGCTTTCAACTTATCGGTCAGGTCAGGAACCTTTCCGATCGCATTGAAAGCACTGCCAAGAGATTTAAGGTTCGATGCGTCAAGAATGGACAGCGGAGCCAAAGCGTTAGTAAGTTGAGTAATGCTTCCAGACATGGAGTAGAAGTCCACGCCGTTCAAGCCAGACACAGCCGCAGGAATCTTCTTGATGGCATTCACGACCGTGTTGATGCTCTTTGCGCTTGCGGTCGTATTGGCGTTGGAAAGCCCATTCAGAAAGCTGGTGATTTTGTCCAGCCCGGACATTCCAGCGGATGCCTGTTTCAGTGTTGCAATGGAACCGGCCAGCTTGTCAAGGCTGTTCACAACCTTTGTGACGTTGCCCTTTGTGCGCAAATTAGAAATGGCGGTAGCGAGTTTGTCAATGTTAAGCTCTGCACCCTGCGATTCCGCAGAGATTTCTACGGATAAGCTTGTAATATCAACATCAGCCATTGCTACCACCGTCCTTCTGATGCATCATAGAGAACATTGCCATCTTGATGCGTTCCTGCGCTTCCAGTGCGCGTTGGTATTCGTATTCGTCCTGCTCTTTCTGGGTAAGAGGAATCGGTCTATCCATGTACTTGATGGGGCTAGACCCTTTCTTGCGGAACATATTGCCAACCGTAGAGGAAAGCGCAGATGCCGTGTAGAAACCGTTTCTCCATGCTTCAACATTGGCTCTGTGGGCACGCAGTTCTTCCGCGTCCCGGTAGACCTTTGCCAACCAGACGTCATCACGCCAGAACTGGTCATAGGTCATGCCGATGGAGATATAATAGGCTTCTACATCGTGGAACAGCTTAGACACAGAGAATGGCTCTGTGCTGCTGTCTGATTCTTGAGACTGTGATGTTACACAATCTCCCACGTTGCGTTTTTTGCGGTCTTGTCCTCCTCATCGGTGGCAATCAGAGCCTTGATAGAATTCGCGTACATCTCCATCAGGGCAGCAATCAGACCTTCCTTGTTCTCGGTGTGCACAAGCATATCATCGACCGTCTTTCGGTTGATGCCCTTGTTGCGGGCAATGAACGCGCCATAGAACAGAGCGGAAGTGTTCTTGATAGGGTTGATGCCGTTAGAGAACTCGTAAATCTGGAAGCCGTTGCGTTCAGTGGCTTCGGCGCTCTCGCGGGTAAAAGTCAGCTCGTAAGTGTTCTTGCCATCGGGGGAATGAAAGTTGATAACCTTAGCAGCCATAATAAATGCTCTCCTTTATAAATAGGGGCAGAACCAAATCCGTTGTTCAGTTCTGCCCGGTTTGATTGATTCGATTTTTGCGGTTTAGCCGCCGTTGACAGTCAGGGTCTCGCTGAACTCAGGCTTCTTGGTGAAGATGCAGTTGATAGTCATTTCCACAACCTCGTCCACGCCAAAGCCGGACAAGCCAACCTGATGCATACCCTGCCAAGTGAAGCCGGAGCCGTCCTGCATCTTCAGGGCGTAGTACTTCACGGTGTTGCTCTCGGAAGTCTCATCGTAGCCAGCTTCCTTGACCTTCTTGTAGTCAGTCTTGTTGTAGTTGGCAGTGAAAGACTTGGTGTCGCTCTGGATGATGCCAAAGATGTTGACCTGCATAGGGTCAGACAGAGTAGTGGCATCCAGAAGGTTAGGCTCGGAGATCAGGTCGGGCACATCCTTGATGTCACACAGCTTCGTCAGAGCGGTTGCGCTGTCGCCACAATACAGGGTGGTATTCAGACCGGAGATAGCAGTACTCATAGAATGTTTACCTCCTTAGTTTCGGTAAATCATTCCGTCCTCTCCGATTGTTGCCCCATAGCTGCAATCAATCCGATAGACGGAATTGTTGTACAGCCCATTCAACGGGGCAAACGACTTTCGATAGAAATTGAGCGGTTCCAATACGGAATCCACAATATCCAAAATGTAACGTGCTTCTGCAATGCGTCCGCTTGTTTTGTTGGAGTAGACGCGCACACGCAAGGAAACAGCGGCGTATTTGCTGTGGTTTGCAGAATCACGGTGCTTTGGGACATTGCTGTTTTCTTCTATTTGCACACAAGGAAACTTTTTGACGTTGCTGTCATTGATTTCACCGGTAACGAAGATGCCGGGAACTTGCTTTCGCAGTTCCTTAGCAACAGCCGTGAAAATGGAATTGAAATAATCGATCAACTATTCCAAACCTCCCTCCACGTTACTTCGACCTGAGAAGCCATTTCTTCAACAGCCCCCCACATAGCCATAGCCGGTTCGTTGCCATCGGTGTAATTCAACTGACCCTTGCCAGGGACGGTATCCACATAGGTTCCAGCATTGCCGGGGTCACCGTAGTAGTACCAACGTCTGCCAGCACCCTTGCCTTGGCCGTAGGAGCCATGCGCCCCAACACCGGGCGGTAGTTCACCGCCATATCCGTTGTGATGTGCGCCAGTGCCGAACTCGATAAAGGCAACTGACTTGCCCTCTGCAATGATGGTGCAGGTGTTCCCATTCTGCTCAACACGGCAAGAAACATCGTTGCTACCGGCATATTTTGCATTGGTAAAGCGAACTTTCGCCACATCAAGCCCTTTGTCAGCTAACGCCTTTGCAAACTCCTGCGCCTTTTTGTTCAGGGTGATCTTGTACTCCTGTATCTGACGTTCCGCATCACGAAGTCCGGCATCGCTCAACCTCGCTTTAATTTTCACTTGAAGCCACCTCTTTCAGCGCATACAACGTGTCCGTAATATGCTCTGCGACCTTGACCACAGTGTAATTGAAGGGCTTTAAAACGTCCGTCTGAAACCAGACGTGCGTACCTTCATAAAGCGGTGTGTTGCGCTTTTTGCTGGACGAACTGACAACATAGCTGTAATCCGTGAACGCTCCAAAAGGGTTTGCTTCCGCAGAACCAGTAGGAGGGCTGACATTCAGCATCAGCTTTGCGGGTTCGCTCCACGATTCGTATGCGGATTCGCCAGTCTCGTTTCCCCACTCGTCCACAACAGGCGTTTTCTCGCCAACCGGGTTTGAGTACCACAGTGGGCGTTTATCCAGCGGGCTTCCATTGAACATCAGCCGATAACACCTACTCTCGGAACCACTTCATTCAGCAGAGACTGCGCCACATCGGAGCTTTCCCACACACGAGTAATGCCATTGTTGGTATAGCTCGTCTGTCCGTTTGCGCCGATGTGGTTATACAGTTCCGCTGCAATGCGTATCTGCAACGACTGATACTGCAAGGGCAACTCGTCCGGTCTGTTACCGAAGGGGTAGCCCTGTGCAAATATCTTGTCTTTGGCAAAATCAAGCAGCAGGTCGAAGAGTGGGTAGTCCTCGTCCGTGATTTCACGGTCAAGTGCAGGGGCGATGTACTGCCCCAGTTTGACTGCCGCTTCGGAATACTGGTCTCCCATGCTGCTTTCCTCCTTTCGCCTTAGTAAGCCTTGATGCAGTACACAGCGTCCATGCGCTCAAAGGACGGCAGGACGATTTCAGAGACGTAGATGTTGGTGTTGACAGGATGCACGGTCTGCTCGGTGGTAACCGCAACGCCAGTGTTCACAACGGAAACCTGTGCGTTGGAGATGCCAGCCATCAGGTCAGCTTCCTCAGGAGTGGCAACATAGTACATATTGCCCAAAGAGCCAGAAGGGGCCAGTACGACATAGCCATCAGGCAGATACTTTTCGGCAGCGGCGGTCTCCTCCGGCTTAAACATCTTGTCGTACAGATGGATGCGAATGCCGGATGCGCTTTCGACAACGGAACGTGCCTCAGAATCGACAAGAACAGCGGTGGTGGTCTTCATGACCGTCAGGAACCGGTTCTTGATTTCATCCGCAGCAATCATCTTGTGGAAAGTGTTGGTGTTCATGTAGGCATCGGTGATAATCTCACCAGTGTTTGCCAGCACGGTGTTTGCGGCAGTAGTCATCGTTGCGATGGGGGTTGCAGTGGTAGGAGCATCCCACTTCTCCTTGGTAGTCAGAGCCTTGTAATTGGACTGCTTCCAAGTGCCGTCAGGGTCGTAATCGTAGACGTAACTCACGCCGTTGGATTCGATGGAAATGCCAGGCTTGCCATCCTTGGGAGCCAGAAGCTGCCATACCATGCGCTCAGGAACGATACGAGCACCAGTGATAAGCTGTGCAGTATCATCGTAGACACGATTGATAACGTCTGCCGCAAACTCCTGATTGGTAGCCAGAACAGAGATAATCTTGCGGCGGTCTTCCTCGTCAATGTGAGTGCCCTCACGGAAGAACGGCATACTGGTCTCGGTCATCTTGATGCCCTGACGAGTACGGAACGTAGCCTTAGTGTCGAACACGCTAGGCTTCAGCGAAACGCCAACGCCCTTATGACCACGCAGCCACTTCAGTTCCATGCTGACCTTCTTACGGGCAGGGAACAGAGCATCAGAAGCATAGGGCTGCGAATTGGTCGGGTCATTCGTCCAGTAGGCGGCAATCGCAGCAGGGGAGAAGATTTCATTCAGATTCAGTGCCATAATTTAGTCCTCCTTACTCGCTCTTTGCGCCAACATCGGTACGGCAGAAAACGGCAGGAACAGCCTTTTTCAGAGCGGCAATATCGTTTGCAGAATAGGTAAAGCCAGACAGCTTTGCCTTGTCCACATCAATAACGCCCTGAATCAGCAGTGCGCCATTGGGGTTGACGGCAGGGTCAACAGTGTGCAGCAGAATGCCAATGGCATCGGTAGTTGCATCGGCAGCACTGGTGCCAGTAGTGGCAGCAGCTTTCAGGCCAGTCTTTGCCATAGGATAACCAGCCGGAACAGCATTGGTCTCCTTGACGGTAAAGGGAATGGCAACGTAGGTATCAGCAGCCAGAATAGTGCTTTCAGGAGCCGATACCGGAGTATTGGTGTACTTCATGTTTTCCTCCTTAATGGAAAGCAGTCATTGCGTCACTCGATGCCTTGTTTGCGTCTGCGCGCTCCTTCGCAAAGCGTTTAGCAAAGGAAACACCTGCGCTATCTGCGCCGTCACCATTGCCATCCGCACCCGGAGGTGTGGGCATATCCTTCAGCAGAGAAGCCTTGTATGCGGTATCGTGGGCAGTCATAAACTCCGACTGGAACTTAAACACCTTGTCCATGTCACCGTCAGCCAGTGCAGATGCAGCCTTGCCAGCCAGTTCAGCGTCATAACCCTGTGCAACGAACCTCTCACGGTAAGATGCAAGGGTCTTTTCCTTGACGAGGTTCTCCTTGTCGGCAGTCAGGGCTTCAATCTGCTTCTGCATCTCTGCCAGCTTGTCGGCCTGTTCCTGTGCGGCATTCTCGTCATCGGTACGCTTTGCCTTGAGCTGCTTTTTGTACTCAGCAGCTTCGCCATTGGCTTTCGTCACGGCGTTGCGCAGCTTCTCGACTTCTGCGTTAGGGTCTGCAACCTTTTCAAGCGCAGAAATGATTTCATCGGCGGTCATGCCCTCTTTGTAGGCATCACCAAGCAACACATTGAGTTTCATATCGTTAATTTCCTCCTGCGTTTTTTTACCGTTGCTTCCCTGCAACGCTGCGAAATTTGTATCCCGGCTTCCCTGCCGGAATATATCAGCCCGAAAATTCGGGGTGATTCTTTATTCCTTTGGATAAATTCTCTTGTACGGTTCAATGCCACTGGCCAAAATAGATTTTTCTCGCGCCGAATTTCGGTCAGGGTGTGTCCATTTGAATTTCCCACATTTCGTGCAGATATACTCGCACTCCATTTCTCGTGGTTCGTTTCCGTTGATGCCGTGCGTCCAATGCCAACGAGAAAGCGTATAGTCATGTTTGCAAAACAACTGTTTCCAAAAATCACGCATTATCTTTTTTCTCTATCCGCTCATCAATGATTTCCCAGTCGTCACACGCCATATTTTCCATGGTGTACAGAATGTCTTCTGAATCAGCAAGATTTACAATCTTGCCATCGTAGCAGTGCATCTCGACATAAGGTTTCTTAGAATCTTTAGACCCCAAGCACCAATAACCAGTCCAATGATGACGCTTAATTTTGCGCCCTCGTTTAAGAGCAAACAAAGCACTTGCAAAATTCATTTTTCTCCTCCGTTCTTTGCGTCAGCCTGTTCATTGACCATATTGTTGGTGTCAACAATATGGTCAATGGGCTGTTTCTGCGGCTTCGGTGCCTTTCCATTCTCGCCCAGCTTGCCAGCGGCAATCAGGAAGGGCTTGCTCATTTCGTAAGCAGCCTGCGGGTCGGGGAACAGGCCGGGTGTGGTGAATGCCAACTGTGGGTCAATAGACTGACCGAGCATCTGTGCGAAAATCTGAACCTTGCTTTGCTGGTTATCGTACTGGCGGCGTGGAAGTTTGATGTTGATGTCACTTGCCATCAGCTTAGAACCAGCCGTTTCACGCAGGATTTTCAGCATTACAGACAGACTCTGACGTTCAGCGTACTTGAACATATTCTCGTACTGCTGCGCCCTTGCTTCTGTGTGATTCCAGCCATTACGGACGATGACTGCGCCCACGTTGTCAGACGTTGCGTTCTCGCTACCAGTGGCACTAGGCATGGCAGTCAGGCTGCGGTACACGTTCAACATGGAATCAATCAGAATCTGCGTTTGCTGCTGATTCAGCTCGTTTGCAAGCTGTTTTACATCGGCAGCAAGTCCAGAAGTAGACTTGATCGACATTGCGCCCATAGCCTTAACAGCTTCCAACGCTTCTTTATCGACAAGACAGTTAATAAAGACCATGATGGATTGAATGAACTGCTCTACGCCATCAAGACGATTGCTCTCCAGCAGGTTGATGGCATCTAACACAGGGATAGCCGGTTCAAACAGACCCATCCGCTCAGGGTTCAGCTTGTATTCGACCATCGGCAACATTCCGAGAGAATGGTTCTCCGACTTTGTGACCTTGCCGTTGTCGATTTCAAAGTATTGGTTTGGCGTATACACGCAAATTAAGTCGTTCAGGTCATTCTGATAATTGCGTGGAATGTGCAGCACGTTGGCGATGGGCTTGTGCCCGATTCCGGAGTTGTAAATCACATACGCCATATCCGGGTCTGGAACGTCCACCAACAGGGGCGTTTCGTCCGGGTAGTTGCCGTTGTACCCCTTGTCGGGAAGAACGATGCGGTATCCCTGTCCGCACTCCAACATCCACTGCCAGAGCCGCCGATCAAGCGCATCCTTGCCCTCATACTGCAAGGCGTTGGACAGGCGGGCGATTTCCTCACCGTCACCAGTTGCCGTTTCAGACCGCACATAAGAGCAAGGAGTGCCGCTCATGTAACCTGTGTAGAATCCTACGCATTCGTTGGCATGATTCTCTACAATACGATTGGTGATTTCAGCGTGGTATTCCTTCGTGCGATGGAGGACAGGCTGACTGCCCAAGTAGTAGTTGTGCAGAAAGCGAATCTCGTTCTTGTTCAGCAGATGAATAGGCTCTGCCTTGCCCATGACTACTTTCAGCACGTTTGCCCGATTGATTTCCGTCTCCGGTGTTTCAATCGGTCTGCGTCCAGTCAGCGGCTCATTCAAAAAGCCGCCAACAATCATCTGATACTCAGCCATGCGTTCCTCCTTTCCGTTAAAATCTTCCCATCATCTGTTTGTACTGTTCTGCAAACCGTTTTTGCACAAACAGCTTTTCAATTTCAGAACCGCCTTTATTGCCAGTTCCCATAGAGGATTGCTTTTTTATGCTTGCAACCTCTACGCACCCATTTGGCGCTTCATACTCGCTGATAACAACCATGAACGGGACTTCGGCAAGCCACTTTTCAAACGATTCATGGTCAAAATCGCATTTATACCCCGTGCAGTTCGTTCGTTTATAGGGGGGGTCTGCGTACACAACTGCATTTGACGGAATTTGTACGTCCCTGTAATCCATTTGCAGGCCTTCAAGCATTTGCAGGCCTTCAAGCCTTTGCAGACCTTCAAGATTTTGTAGGCGTTCAAGGTTCTGCAAGCGTTCAAGATTTTCTAGTCTTGCAAGGTGTTCTAAATCATAGAGCCTTTTATATTTCACTCGACTTCCAAGCCACTGTGAATAAAGCCTTTTGTATTCCTTGTTATTCGACTTAATATCTTTTGAGCTGCCGTCCGAGTCTATTCCGAACTCTCGCAAAAGGGAAGTATCGCCAAACACTCTTGCGTAATGCAAAGCCTTTTTCCATGGCTCAATCTCTTTTGAATAGAGATAATCCCTGCGGTTGTTGCCGAAGCTCCAACAGAGCGAAACATAAGGGTCAGAATCCTTCAACCTATGAAAATCTTCACGGCTAATCCAACGCTTTTCGTTGGCATACTTGCCGTGAACAGCGTCCATGAACAGCTGCGGCGCATCACCGATGTCATTTGCAACGATGTGATTCCATTTGCCAGACAGCAACGCAGCGTGTGTGACTGCACAACCGCCAGCAAACAGGTCAATCAGCGTGTCACCAGCAGGTAGATTGGAGATAACCCACTGTGCGATTTTGTTCTTACTGCCACGATACGGCACACCATATCTCACGGTAGGCTTCTCCTTTCCGGCAAAATAAAAAGCGCAGCAAGACAAACCTGTTAAGGTCTATCTCACTGCGCTTACAACTGCGCTTCAAAAGCTATTCAGTTTTTAAACTTTGGCACGGAGACCCATGTATCTTTTGGAAGGTTGGAATTTCCAATTGTAATCCAATGGCAAAGAGGACACAGAAGGGAGAACTTACCTTCCACTTCGCCAAGATAACGTCCGCAATCACACGAATTACCGTTTGCGTCTTTTCGAGGACGCTTGCATCGTACTTTTGTTACCATCTGTGCTCCTTTCGTTGGATTTCTGGAAACAGGCTGTTGAGCACAGACCTGTCAGAAGCTACTGGGAAACTATTCGCACTTCCAGCCGTGCTATTCTTCGCCCGAAGAAAACCATTGCAGCCTTTACATTCAGTTGTTGGACAAACGCAAAACGGGTCAGCTGCAATTTTGGTGCTGCATAATGGATTTGAACCAATGTATGTCCGGTTATGAGCCGGGTGCTCTAGCCTAACTGAGCTAATGCAACATAGAAACCCGGCTTGATTGGTTAACCGCTGCTCTTTGCAATGTCATGTCTAAACGCATTACATCGAGAGCCGGGAATAGCGGTGGAGGTTTTGGAGAATAAGTCCATGCAAAGCTAGGTAGTTGGTTGTGCTGCGTAACGGAATCGAACCGTTGCTTGCCAGCCGTGGGGGAGACAGGCTGGCATTCCCCAATCAATTGGAAACGCAACATATAAAGCCCGGTGAAGGCGAAAGAGTGAGAAAACCTCCACCGGTGAAAGGAGGAATATGCTTGTTGACACGCACGCGAGTAAAATGACAAAACCCCACGTGTAAGCTATTCCTTTAAGGGAAGCTGCAAAACTTCCTACGTACATTATAAGCCTTGTCAAGTGGTGAAATCAAATAAATAGACCCAGCGAACACAATATATTGTGTTTTTAATCAAAAAGGCCTCTTGACAGGCTCAATTTTACTGATTCCGTTGTACAATTCATCGGCAAGCTGTGCCAGACTGTCCGGTGCATCATCGTGCGGAACTTTGCCAAGCTGCGTGAACATCGTAACCTGTTCCATGAATGCCTTGTACTCTTTCGACTGGTGTTTTTCGTCAAGGAAATAGAACCGTTTGATGTCTGGCGCATACTGGATGATTCTGGATAGCTTGCTTTGACCACTTGGCGCACGCTGGCTACGGACAGAGCAGTGATAACCTTGCTGCCGGAGCTGGCTGTCTACCACGTCACAATATTCATCACCGCCGTTGTTGGCTTCGCCACGCACCACGTTGATTTTATGCTGGATGATTTTGCCCACTACTTCCGGTCTGGTTACGGTCTTATCGCCATTATTGAACACAAGGTCAGGGATAAACACAGCATCTCCATACACATAGGCGATAGGACAGGCGGTGAAGTCGCCGCCGCCCCATGCAATATCCATGACCATGAGTTTGCGATCAGGCTCACCGTCAGGCAGAACACCGTTGAAATACCGCAGTTCATCGGCAGGGAAAAGCAGACCTTCACGCACATAGGGCTTGCCCATGTACTTTGCCCACCATGTTGCATCATCAATGCTGGCCTTCATGTCGGCATAGTAGGCATCGTCAAATCCAACGCCATAGTCATAATTGAAGTTGCTGTGTCCGTTCTCGTCCACCGCAGGAATCACCCGGAATCTGTACTTCGGGTTGTCTGCATACTGGTTCTGGATACGTCCCAGAGGGTCAAGCACGTTCCAGCGTGTACCGACCATTAGCTCTAATGCGCCTTGCTTCTTACGGTCTTTCAGCTGGTTCAGATAAGCATCGTATTTGTTGTTCAGACGCTCAACATTCAGGCTTTCCTCTAAGTCCTCAATCAAGTCATCGCTGTACAGAACGCCGCCCTCGCCGATTTCAACAGCACCAGTTAACGTGCCACCGATTGAGCGGCAAGTCAGGGTGGGGAAGCGCTTCTTTCGGTTCAGGTCAACGCTTTCGTCCTTTGCGCTTTTGTCCACAAGCTGAACGTCAGGGAAGATTTTACCCCAGTTGTAGGTTACAGGGTCGGTGATGATAGACAGTACTTCGCCGTAGAAGCCGTTGGTAAGCTTGTCGGAATGTCCGCTCATAACCGATGCAACGTCAGGGCGGTTTCCCATCAACCATGTGATGAAGAAGATGCACAAGGTACTGTTGTGAGTAGGAATCAGCCGCTTACCAGCGCAGTACACGCCACCCTCAACCTGAATGCAGTTGCCTTGCTTCGGCTCGATGCGCTCAAACCCGCAGAACGCCACACGGCGAGGTTTAGAGAACTCATTTAGCTGCTTGCGAGGAACAACACAGGGAATAGGGCAGGTAGGATTAAAAGAGATGGAATAGACTGTCAGATTGCCTTTAATGCCACTAGACGATACACGAGGTGGATATTCAACCACGCTACATCTCCATCCAAAGGTAGAAGCCAGCGTGACAAAATCATCTCTCATTTGCGGCTCTGTGGTAGAAAAAGCGTACCGATGCTCTTTTGCTCGTAACGTACCGTCTGTATCGAGCAGACCGGCAAGCAATTCCATACGCTGTGCAATGCTGGCTGTGAAGTATTCTTCTGGGATGTGCTTCACGCAGCGTCTGTGGCTATGGCACATATCTCCTTTTTGAAGTGCCTGTCGCAAGCCAGAGAATCCGTAGTACTCAACGCCAGTATTCTTATGAACCGTGTGCCAGCTAACAGGGTATCCATCGTTGATAACACGCTCAACAATCACCCGGTCACAAGGCGGTTCGCAAATATCCGGGTGCTGATTGCGACCATCGCCAAGCCATGCGCCCAATGTGTACGGCTCAACAGGCAGTTTCTTATATTCTCCTTCGACAAAATTTTTAAACGGAACCTGATAGCAGAATCTTATACCGTCCTTCGTATCGGCGACATAATCCTCCATCATCCGCTTGGTTTCAACCACATCAAATCCGTTCTTATGGCGGTTAAAGACCGGCCACTCGTGGTTTTCATGGCAGTCAATGTATGTGCCGTCGGAGAAATGGCAGCGCACATTAAGCTGGCACTTAGGCGAAACAGCCAGCACCTTTACAAACTGGCCTTTCGGACTGATAACTTCATCTCCGACCTGCAAATCGCCGTGATTCTTCCAACCACCCCTTGTTAAAATCGGCGTATCATCGCTTAAAGCCTTGCCTACGCGAGCCGGAAGGCTAACTCCTAAGAAGTCAATCCGCTTATAAAACAAGTCCTCTAGGTCATCCGCCAGCACTTTCAAAACCCTGCGTCTCGGCTGATAGAACTTCTTCTCCGGTGCACGGTTCCATTCAAGGTAGATACAATAGCTGTCGAACACATCCTTTGCTTCAAGCAGGTACGTCCGGCTGATAATGTCATAGACCTTCGCCACGTCCTCGCCTGTTTTCATCTTGCCCATCATGGCTACGCAGACAGAGCGCATCTCACCAGAGTATTTGTAGGCATCGAACCGCTTGTCTTGAGGCAGGGCATCTCTCAGGTTTACGACCGCCTGAAACCAGTCCTCATAGACCTGTGCTTCGGTCGGATTCTGCTTTGCATACGCTTTGATGCTATCAATGATGGCGATACACTGCTTTGGCTGCATAAAAAATAGGCACCCCCTACCTGAAAATGTAAAGAGTGCCTACAACTGCACAAAAATCAAATATTCGGTTTTATTCTCCAGCTTTGAAATTGTAAATGGGCTTAATATGCTTTACAATATCAACTGTTGGGGAGATTGCGTTGATAATTTCCTGCGCTGGCTTATATGCCATCGGGCATTCATCCAACGTAGATTCATCTGCTGACGTAGTATAAATTCCGTTCATCTGCTTTTGGTATTCCTCAACGCTAAATGCTTTTTTTGCCGCTGTTCTGCTATATAGTCTGCCAGCACCATGCGGAGCAGAGAAATTCCAATCAGGATTACCCTTGCCAACACAGATAAGGCTTCCGTCTCTCATATTAAGAGGAATAATCAGCTTCTCACCCTCTCTAGCGGATACAGAGCCTTTTCGGATAATATCATCCGATTCATCAATATAGTTATGAACGGTTTCAAAGAAGGACGCATGGGTAAGCATAGAATCGATTCCAACACCATCTAAAATAGTGTGCATAATTCTCGCTCGATTCATGTTCGCAAAAGCCTGACAAATCCGCATATCATTAAGGTAGGAATCACGTTCTTTGCCTTCGAGATAGCAAAGCTCATTCGGAATATCCGGGAACTGAACATCCAGCTCTTTGATTTTTTGCGAGATTTCTTGTTCACGACCCTGCGCTTTCAGTTCTGCAATCACACGTTCCGTAGCTTCTTTTCTTTTGTTCTTTCCTTTAATATTTGAAATAGCTACGTTTTGATGATACTCTGCGACTTGTTTTCCAAGATTTCGGCTTCCAGTATGGATAACAAGGTACTGGTTTTTCTCTTCATCTTCGTCCAGCTCGATAAAATGATTACCGCCACCCAAAGTACCCATGCTGCGAAGAATCCAGTCAACATTATGTAGGCTATCTTTGCAGTCAAGCTGGCTAAGGAAAGAATCCGACATTTTCTGCGATTCGTGAACATTCATTCCAGCCGGGACACGTTCTCTGATTACTTTATCTAACTTTTTCGGGTCGATGTGTTCAATTCCGAGTTCAGCGACAAGCATTCCGCAACCAATGTCCACGCCCACAATATTCGGAATGACTTTCTTGCCCAAGTTTGCCGTAAACCCAATTACGCACCCGGAACCAGCATGAACGTCTGGCATAATTCGAATTTTGCATCCGTCAACAAAGCTCTGATTGCAGAGCGTCAAAATCTGCTCAGACGCTTTGTCTTCAATATTGTCCGTGAACACCTTTGCGGACGCATATTTTCCGTCAATCGTTTTCAATGTATTCTCCTTTCTCATTCGGTTTTATTCTAGGTTGCGAACAATTTCACCTATTCTGTTCAGCAATCCGATACCATGTCTGGCGGGTCACGCCAAGCTGTTTGGCGGCATCCGTGACCGTGAGAATACGCTTCTCCACCTGTTCATGGAGAACGTCAAAGAGGTTGCGGTCATACTCGGTGGGCTTGCGGCCTTCCTTGTAATCAGGGCGCTGGCTGGCAATATTCTTACCCTCTTTTGTACGCTCAACAATCATGTCACGCTCAAACTCTGCAAAGGCAAGCATAACATTACGAATCAGTTTTCCGGTCGATGTGTTGTTCATCAGACCCATATTCAGAATATTCACGGACACGTCTTTTGCAAGCAAGCTGTCAATAATTTCAATGCCGCCCTTCACGGAACGGGCAATACGGTCAAGCTTCGCCACGATCAGCGTATCTCCCGGCTGGATTTCAGCCATCAGCTTATCAAGTTCCGGGCGATGCAGCTTCGTTCCGGTGTAAACATCCGAAAAGATTTTCTGTGCGCCGTTAGCTTTCAAAAGTTCCGACTGGGCTTCAAGGCTGTTGCCGTCAATCGCCTGACCAGCGGAACTGACACGAGCGTAACCGTAAATCATTCAGGTTCACCGTCCTTTTCCTCTACTACTTCATAGCAGCCAGCACGAGTGAGTTTCCCATTCGCAGGTTCTACGACCAGTCTGTACCCGAAAACCTCAAGAATTTGAACCATTGTAGATAATTTCATATCATCAGCGAGGACACGAGAAGATGCGCTGGAAATGGTTTTGTAGTCAAGCTTTTCCCGGAGATATTCGTATGTTTTATGCTGATTCTTCATTATATCACGAAGGATTTCGCTTGAGTTCACCTTGTTATTCGTTGCAGCCATTTTTCGTTCCTCTCTTTCTTTAATGCCAGTATACGCTTTCTAGCGTAAATTGTCAAGAGTTTTCTCAATTTTACTATCACCAAGTCCAGATATTTCTGAGGTCTCACTTATGTGACCGAATTATATTTACAGAATGTATATATTTTATAAAAAGAGCGATAATTCGTAATGTGAAAAATCTGTTTGTAAACTTATTTATTTACATTCTGGGAGCGAACCGCTATCAAATATCACACATCTGTGACACAAATTCAGATATATCTGATGCAAATTATACAAATTGGGCTGTTGACAACTATATACCAAGCGTCTATAATCTAAGACAGCAGAACACACGATGAATCAGCCAACAACGGTAGATTTATCCTTTGTGGCATAAAAAAATAGGCCGTCAGCATACCGACCAAAGTAGCACTGACGACCTATTCCACCACAAAACAGAAGCTGCGCAACCAAGGGCGCAGTCTCGGTTTCTGTCAATTATTATAGCAGAAGCAGACAACTTCTGCAATAGAAAGGAGCAAAAAACATGAATTTTCCCACAACAACCGAAGAATTTCTGAAAACCCTTGCCCACGGCAAAGAGCCGACCAGCGAGGATAGGGAGTACGCAGAAGCGCTGGGTAAGCTGTCCGAACTGAACTACCGGGCAGGGTACGAAGCGGGAGCAGCCAAAAATAAGGGCTGAGTTTTGTGCAAATCTACAAACTTTTAGATTTTGTACAGATACCAGTACTACATTAAGCGTTTGCGTAATTGACAAGCCACAACATATTGCGTATACTGGTTGCACCCACATGAAGGGAGGTGAGTTTATGTACAGTCCTTATCTCGAACGCCACAATCACACGTTCACTGTTGCGCTGACTGAACGACAGTTCCAGTGGCTGAAAGCCTATTGCACCGAACACAAGGTCGCACAGGCCGCAGCCATCCGTGACACGTTCTTTGAGGTGCATCCCATCCCGGAGACCAATGAAAACGAAAAATGATACGCTCGCTAAAGTTTGGCGACCACAGCGAACGTATCATGTAAACCCTGAGAGAAGCATTCTCTCGCCGTTATTATAGCAGAAAATCGCTTCTCTCACAAGTGAAAAGGAGCTTTTTAATGCAACTTTCTTTGTCTGAGAACATCAAAATCTTCAACAACGCAGAGTTTGGCGAAATCCGTGTCATGCTCATTGACGATGACCCTTGGTTTGTTGGAAAGGACATTGCGGTAGCACTTGGCTACGCAAAGCCTGAGAACGCACTGTCAGCACACGTTGATGAGCAAGATAAAACCACTACCCTGATTCAGGGTGATGGTTCTAATTACAAGAGCAAGACAACCATCATCAACGAATCCGGCCTGTACAGTCTGATTTTCAGCAGCAAGCTGGAAAGCGCACAGCGGTTCAAACACTGGGTCACTCACGAGGTTTTGCCGTCCATCCGCAAGCATGGAATGTACATGACCGACAACCTGTTGGAGACGGCTATTGCCAACCCGGACTTTGTGATCGGGCTGATTCAGAACATGAAAGCCGAAAAGGAAAAGAGTGCAGCGTTGCAAATGCAGAACAAGCAACTCTGTGAGAAGAACGAAGAGATGCAGCCCAAAGCCGACTACTTCGATGACCTTGTGGCATGGAACGTGTCTACAAATTTCCGCTCGACCGCAAAGGAACTGCGTATCCCTGAACGCCTGTTTATCAAGATGCTCATTTCTGACGGATACATCTACCGTGACAAGAGCAAGGGCATCTTGCCGAAAGCGGGCAAGGGCGACGGCTTGTTTGCTGTTAAGGAATACTGTAACCAGAAGAACAAGCACGGTGGCGTACAGACCAGAGTAACGCCGAAAGGCCGTGAGACGTTCCGTCTGCTTTATGCAAGCATCCGTAGAAGCGTATAATAGACAATAATAAAAGCCAGTGGTTAGAGAATATCTAGCCGCTGGCTTTTTGTGTTATAGGTCAATAACAGGCTTTTCGGATTTTTCTATACCAAGAACCAAATTTCCACTAATTTTAATCCACTCACCGTCTTTACAGTTCACATTGATAAGCTGACTATATTCATAATCGTACTGAACGCCAACGTGTTCAAAATATGTACAAGCGCCAAGCGTTGTGTTTCCTTCTTCTTTATACTTTTGGAATAAACCAGCACCGAACACCCATTTAAAATTGTACACTCCAACAGGTATATCCTTGCCAACAACATAATCGCCAGCAGGGATTTGGTTCTTTTGCAGCTTCAAAGGAACTTCATTATCACGAATTTTCCTTTGTCGTTGTTCTGACTCGGTTTGCTCTTCTTCCATATCAGCTTCTATTGATTGTTTTGTTTCAGGGTCTTTACCTATCATTCCAGCAAGCGTATCCCTGTCCCACAGTTCAACATTTAATGTTTTAGCCAGCGTTTGCGCATTTGGAGTAAAATAAACATTTGTGAACACAACAGCTTTATCCGCTTCATATTTCTTTGCGCCAGCGTAAATCTCTTGAATCGGCTTCAACCCCAAGTTTGAACTGTACCGTTTGCATTGAAACGCCCATTTCTGGTTATCTTTATTCGCGGTTATATCAACTCCGTAGTCTCCGCTCGCTTTTGTGACATTAACATTTTTGAACCCGTTTTTTCTGAGAACTTTTGCGATAAAATACTCAAATCGGTGGCCTTCCATATCGTCAATTTTAGAGAAATCAATATCTACAAGCGTATCTTCACTACTTCGTTTTGATAGAACCACTATCAAATAAAAAAATATAACGATTGCAACAATGGCTATCATACAGCAAGTCTCCAGCATTCATAAAAGCCAGTGGCTTTTCGGCTACTGGCTTTTAATTTTTACTTCTGCTCTTCTTCCTCGTCACAGTAGTTTGTGTCGGTGCGCACAAAGTGCATTTTCTTCGTTGTGCCTAAAGCAGATGCCTTGTAAGTAATTTCACCTTTTTCATAGGTGAAAACCTTTGTGTCGTCACCGGATGCCAGCAAAGCGTGGTCTGTCTTATCTTTGTTGTTCTTTGAAGTCCAACTGTAAGTTTCTTTATTATCTTTTGGCGCAACATAAGTTCCAGCCCAGTACAAAGATTTTGTATCGCCACCATCGGATACCCAGTAAATGACAATTTCGCCATCCTTGCCGTCTTTGCCTTCTTTAATATATCCGGCTTGGTAACTGTCTCCTTTATCTTTTTCTTCCCAATTTCCAACAAGGTCAAGAGGTTTTGCAGGAGCCGCAGCACCCATCAAAAGCAAACAAGTCAAAGCAGCCGTAAGAACTGCCACAACGATTCTCTTTCTCATTTTTAATTCTTCCTTTCTTTGGCGTATAGTCTTTAGCTGATTATAGCACAATCTACGCTCCGAGAGGGGTCTTTTTGTATTTTTCGGAAAATTTGGAGACTTGCACAATCGGATGGATTCTGATTTGTGAAAGCGGGGTGGGTGTTAGCAACAAGAGCCCCGAAAACCGCCTTTTTCTTTGAAAAATTTTATCGCGGGTATGACCTGCCCCACCCCCCGGCGTTCCCTGTATACCCTGCCGGTGCATCCCCGCCCACTCCAGCGTGCCCGGAACGGCTACACGGCACAGGCGACAGGGCAGACCACGCCACGCACAGACACACACGCCCGGACGCTGGGCACGCTGGGCGATCGGGACGGCGGCGGCGCTGGAAGTCGGGCAGTGTGTCCGAAACTGTGCAAAAGCGGACAAGCCAAAACTTAAAAAATAAATACGCAAAAAAGCGTAAATGCCTATTGACATTTACGCAAGAAAGCGTATAATATAATCAGACGCAAGAAAGCGTAACGCCTACCAAATACCACCACAAAACAGGAGGACAAAAACCATGAAAACCACATTAAAAGACATCCGCCGCTATGTTGCCACCAACGCAGCAGAGGACTTGACCAAAAAGCGGTTCGCAGAGATTGACGCAATCCGCGTTGCGGAATGCGGATTTGAGACCATTGCATACAGCACCGGCATTTACGGCGTTACTGGCGTATTAGTAAAGGGCAACACTACCGGCAAACTGTACGCCGTCACCGCTCGCACCTCTGCACTGTTTCAGGTCATGTGATAGGGGGCAACACAATATGATTACTTTGGACTTTTCCCAGTGGGCAGCCCTCTGGTACGTGGGCGGCATGATCTCCGGCGCGTTGATAATGATTGCGTTTTTAAACAGCTGAGGGGGCGTGCAAAATGACATACACGGCAAATAAAAAGGCATACGGCCTGCTAGAATCCCTTACATATTGGATGGCTGAGATCTCATATTGCAGGGAAAAAGACCCGGACGACATCGGGTTTTTAGACAAGGCAGATAAAACGATTCATTTTTTGTTTGGTCAGCTTGACCGGGCGGGCGTTCCGTTTTGGGCACAAAACTCAGCGCTTGCAATCGGCGAAAATTGGAGAGAATACGAGCGGCGCAACCTTAGAACGCTATTCACAAATAAAGGAATTTTGGAGGGCTAAAAAAATGACAGACTTAGAGCAAAAATGTAACGAATATCGAGAGTATAAGCGGCTCGCAGAGCAGGCGGAGCAGATGCGGGACAGCCTGCGTGATGAAATCATTGCTATGATGCAGGGAGCGCCTGAAGTTGTCGCAGGCGCTTGCAAAGTGATGTATAAGGACGTGCAGAGTGTCCGGCTTGATAGCAAGCTTCTCAAGACGCTGCACCCGGATGTCTATGCAGAGTGCAGCAGCAAAACCAGTTACAAGCGTTTTAGCGTGGTTTGATGGAGGGTTTAACAATGATTTATCCTGATAAAGTATATATTCCTGTTGTGCGTGGGTGCAGCGTGTGGAGTGTCTCAGAGATCGACACGGCAAAAGCCAAAAAGACACCCGGCTATATCGTGCCCGGCTATATCCAATATAACGGCGGTTTATACAGCGCTGGCAACGTCTTTTTGTCCGCTGCTGATGCGTGGGACTGGATCCACCTTTTCCGTAGCTATCGCGGCAAAGTGTACACCGCCGCCGAGATCGGTAGCATCCGGGAGGTAAACACAAAATGATATTTTCCTGCATCCTGTTTTTCTTCTGGTTTTTCTCTGCGCTCTTCAAGGCCAGCAAATAAGAAGCATTTCACCCGGTCAGAAATGGCCGGGCTTTTCTTTTGCCTTGCACCTGCTGAGGGTGCAGGGCTTTTATTTTGTCCAGATGCAATGCAGCCCATACAAGCGTTTACAGCGCGTTTTGTTCCGTTCATGCAGTTATACAGCTCACACCGCAAAACGGCACACGGGGCTTTACAGGCGCTTTTCATGCGATTTTCCCTATTCCACCGCCCGCGATACCAGACCGACACAAGCGGCTATAATACCACCTGCGACACGTTGGAGCACATCACAGCGACGCAGCACCTCCAGCGCATACCAAATACCATCGCCACGCCCAGACGCTGTATAGCTCAGCACAGCCGCCCTATTATAATAATGTATATAAGGGCGTACCCCTGTTATAGATCCATGCCAGACTGTGCAACATACCGCAGACCATGCCAGCCCGGCGGGGTCAGCTCCTGCCGTCTGCAAATCGCTAACAAGTGCTGACACACTGTCAGCAGTACAGACCCGGCGCACTTGCTGAGGGGTCAGCGTCTCCACCTGTACACGGTCAGCCCGGCGGCGGTCTCGATACTTCCCACGCCCGGCGGCTTGCGGTCTGGCACCCTCCACCCGGCGGGCAGTCCAACAACAGGAGCGCGGCGGGCGGCGCGGAACCATTGGCGACTCTCGCCGCATCTCTTTTCGGGCTTTCGCCCGATAGCTAATAGAGGTCAGCAATAGTCGAAACGTTCCGGCTGGGATAGTCGTAGCCAATAGTCGTAGTTTCTCCAATAAAACAGTCGCGGAATAGTCGTAAAGTCGTCGGATGACTAGCTTTTGAAAGTCCTATATATAGTATAGTAACGAGCAGTTCGCCGATAGTCGTAGAGTAATAGTAGTAGCGTTTTCTTTCAAATTATCGTCAAATAGTCGTGTGTTTTTTGTGTGAAATAGTCGTTCACCTTTTAGAGAAAGAGATGTGCGATAGTCGCTAAGTCATCCGACCATTCCCAAAGTCACCTCTCGTTCCAATTTCGCATAATATATTCCTCCGCCAGTTATATCTATTTCGTATAATAATCGTACTTATTATAGTATACAGATATAGTTACTCCCGATAAACACAGATTATTTCGTATAATAACTCGTACCACCCGATTCTGTCTGTTCCTGCTCGATTTAATTCCCAGTAATATACTATGGTATCTCAATCAATCCATAGCATTCTACTAGGAATAATAAATGCAACATTTCTACATATTTAACCAACTGCAAAACGAAGTCAATTCTCCATGTGGAATAGTCGTAGACCATCCACCAGTCCGAACCTCACGCTAGTTTTTACCTACGGTCTGCTCTGTTGGCTAACGGTGTAGCTTTTGGAGATAGAGGGTTGTAGGGGGAAAGAGCCTTTACAGAAACATCTGGTTGTTGTTTCCAGTTGTCGCAGTTGTTACACCATTTTGGCGTGGGGGCCTCAAACAATTTATTTGTTTGAGGGGGAGTTAGGGGGATTATAGGGGGTAATAGGGGTTGTAGGGGAAAGAGGGGGAAGAAAGGGGGGAAGATTGAATGCGAACGCATCACGTGCATCCATTTGCATTCAAACGCATCACGCTGATAGTCGTATCCATATCAGCCCAAACGCCACTCGATCGAGACGGTTCCTACTCAAAATCAGACCTTGCCGTTTTCTCTCGATAAATAACAGGCGAAAAAAGCACGGAATAGTCGCAGAAGGTAGTTTTACCACCCGATACTATTCCATGCTTTCTGATACAATAGTTTTGTAGCCGCACGAGCTGAGATTAGATATTCTTGTTCTCTCTTGCCTTGCGCAGTCGTTCTGCCAGTTCTGAACGCTGCTCTTCGCTGATTTTACGGGTGATGGGCGAGCGGAACTTTACAAGACGTTTCGGCATCGAATAGGTCTTAGATTCCTTGCACCGCTTGGTAGACAGCTCCTCCATGAACTTGTACGTATCAGGGAACTGCTCACAGAGCTTGTCCAGCTTGCGAATGTAAACCGGGTCTGCTGTGTAAACTTCTGCGGTATCCTCCGCTGCGTTAAAGGTGATGATAGTTTCACGTTCGATGTTGGTAAGTGCCATAGTTGTTTTCTCCTTTGCGTTATTTTTGGTTGACTTTCGTTTTTGAGCAATCGTATTCATACATACACCACTCACATGGAGACGTTTGGTAACAGATTTCTCCCTGCTCTTTTGCCTTGCGATATTTAACTTCTTTCGCTTCATGTTTCTTGCATTCTTTCTCATGCAGTCTGTGTACATTAGCAAGGACGCTAGCATAAACGCCAGCCATGTTTGGAACCATAGTCTTTTCCTCCTGTATTTTGTGTAGTGAAAAATATTTATGGGGTTCAGACGGTAACTTTATCGACTAGACCCTGTTATCTGTTTTTCTTGCCTATTCTACTGTGACGATACAAGCGCAGAAGCGATGCTAGGCTACTATCACTCAATCGCTTCGTATGCTTTCTCGAAAATGTCAGGTTTGCACGGGTAGATTTCGCCATTTACGCCACGAATGATATAATCGCCTGTCCTCGCAATCATAGTCCCTTCAAGCGTTTTAATCTCGCACCATGCAGGTCCATCGTAAAACTTTCCGAAGTTATGCGTGATAATATCATTGCTACTTACTGCATCCCAGAACCAATCTTCTCCAACAAGTCCTCGTGCATTGAGCTTGAATGCTTCGATAACAACTGGCTTCTTTCGGTATTTCATGCTTGTTCTCCTCTCGTTACATCCACACGCATTCTTTGAACTGCTGTGTTTCCATCTGGAACGTGATGTCAAGCGACCCCACGTTGCCTTCTTTGTTCTTCTCAAGCGCAAAGTGATAATGCTGTTCTGGTCGCTTTTTCGTGGTCACGTTCTGTGCCAGCAGGATGATTGCATCTGCGTCCTGCTCAATTTGCCCGGATTCTCGCAAGTCTGCGGCAGTCGGTGGAATGCCCGCTCTTGCGGTCTCTCGATTAAGCTGCGCAAGTGCTACCACCAGCGTTCCTGTGGACTGTGCGAACTCATGCAGTGCCATGCTGATTTCCGTGACGGCACTGTATCGGTCTTTCGCTCCAGCTTGATGGATAAGCTGCAAATAGTCGATGAAAACCACTTTGGCTTGCATCCTGATGGACTGCGTTCTAATCCACCCAACGCTCTTACCAGCGGCAGAGCGGACGAACAGCGGATATTTCTTGATAGCTGCCAGCCGGTCAAGTTCGTTAATGCTGACGGTCTTGTTTTTGACCGTGTGCAGTGGTACGCCTAGCTGGTTTGCGATGATACGAGCATAGAGCGTATCCGGGTCTGTCTCTAGGCTGAAATACGCCACTCTGCGTCCGTTCTTGGCTATTTCACAGGCAAGTTGAAGGGATAGTGCTGTTTTACCAGCAGACGGTCTGCCGCCGATTACAACGAAGTTGCCCGGCACAAGGTGCAAGTTGTTATCCAGCACTCTAAGCCCTGTGCTGATATACTCCGGCTTATCATCCAGCTTGCGGATATAATTGTCTATGCCGTCACACATCGGGATGAAATCGCTTCTCTCGTTGTGCAGGTTGATAGCTTCTCCTAGCTGCTCATAAATGCCTGTCAGGTCTGCGTACCTGGTCGATCCATCAACGATCTGGAACGCAATCTCTCTGGCTCTGGACAACGCTGCCTGTTCCTTGACGATTCCAGCCCATCCAAGCATCATGTCATGGGTAACGTTGCGGATGAACTCTGCACCAAAGGCATCCAGGCATTCGCCCATTGCTTTCTTGCAGTTATCGTACCGCCCCATGACTTCTACCGGGTTCCACTTGTCGTTGTGTTCCCAATAGCCACGAATGGCAGCGAATGTATCACGCAGTTCAGGGCAGAAATCGTCGATTTTAAGGTCTTGCAGCACATCGGCGTATTCCGAGAACGTAAGGACTGCCCCCAGCAGGATGTACTGGGTCTGATTTTCAATATTCACCGCAGAAAATCTCCCTCGTCAGGCAATTCAGCCATTATCTGCTGGTAGCCACCGTTCCAGTCCTTCACGTTACGCATCCAGTTCCGTGCAGCAGCTTTCCAGTCCTTCATAGGCGACTTGCCGACCTTCCATCCATTTGCCGTGAAGTGGTCAGCAAACCGCTCTGCTTCCAGCTCCGTGTAGCCTTTTTCAGCAAAATAAGCTTTGGCTTGTTCGATAGTCGGAGCCTTGAAGCGTTTGACTTCGTTGGTATTTTTCTTTTCACATTTTTCTTTTTTATCAGATTCAGATACAGAATCAGATACAGATAAGCTACCATTCGTATCAGTTGGTATGTTTGGTATACCATTTATACCATTCGTATCCTGTGATACCATTGGTATGCTTTCGTATTTTTTATCGTTCCAACGCTTGTTTATATTTTTCTTATTTGCTTCTCGTCTGCGTTTATCACGTTCTTCCATCTTCTGCACGTTCATATCATCGAACGCCTTAACGACTTTCCAGAGCATCCGCATAGCACGGTCGTTGTCGTATGCTGGCTCAAGCCCAGTCTCAACATACTGTGCGTAGTTGCGGACGAATGCTCCAAATTCCTCATCTGTCAGTTCATCCATCGCATGAACGTGTTCCAACAGAAGAATCATTGATGTTCTCGGCTTGCGTTCCTGCTCCATACTTAATCCTCTCTGTAACGGCTGTTCCACCGGCTGATGATTTCTTGTCGTCCGTCTTTTTCGTCATACGATGACAAAACGCCATCTTCACCAAAGCTATAGTAAGCGCTATTGCTCATTGATGCATTATGACACTTTTCACACAGAATCATCCATGTTGTGTGGTATCTTCTCTTTGAATCCACTTGATGCAATCCATCGTGATACAGCGTCGGAATAGACCCGCCAGAACGGGCATCTCTTAAGTTCTTCCATCTTTAATTCTCCTTAAAACAGACACTCAGCGTCAGATTCACGCAGCCAACCTTCGCCCGGAATATTGACTATCTCATAATATTGCCGCGCAACGTAGATTGTTTTCTGCCCATCCTCAGCAATCAGACCGACAATCAAATAGTTACCAGCTGCCATAAAGAACCAAGGGTTGCTCTTGTAGGTTTCGCCCTTCATCCAGTTCTTCATCCTGTTCACGGCTTTTTCAATATCCTTGTCGGGGCAGTCCGGGTTGTCGTATGCAAAGAAATCCTCAGGAAATTTAAGCTTTTTCATTTTCTAAATCCCTCTCTCGTTCTCATAATTCGTTTGCAACCTTCAGATAACTTTGCACCTTTACGGTATACAGGCCGATTATGCTTCTGCTTGATGTAACCGCACTGCGTTTCGGACTGCCTGATAGCATTTGCAAGCTGTTCAAGCGATGCAGCACATTGGTTCATTGCTTCTGTTAACGCTTCAAATCCATCCATATTTATTCCTCCGTAGGCGGTTCTGGCATATACGCCCAATATTCAATTTTTGAGCGATGCAAACAATATCTGTTATCGTTCATCCAATCAAATTCCGGCATTCCATGCTGAAGGTCTTTTACAAGTCTTCCACATGACACAGCCCTGTCTATCTTCCCTTTGAAAAAATCGAAATACACCCCAGACAGCAAAAGCCTTTCGGATGAAAAGTAGCCATTCCCATTATCAAACAATGGCGGGTATCCTTCTTTTTTAAGAGAATGCCAAACAATTTTGCTCTCCACACATACCACCTCACACCATCGGAAACGCCATCCAATGCGTCACCGTCACATTTTTCGGCAGTCTCTCGCCTATCTCATCCCAGAACTGACCGTCTGCGTAACAGCCTAGAAAATATGCTGTCGGCGAGATTCCTTGCAACATTTTTCCATCTTTATCACGCCACGTTGTCTTAGTCGCAAGCAACAAAGGCTGCGTCCGCTCTCGTGGCGGTTCGCTTGCTGGATGCCAAATCGTGTTAGCCATTGTTCTTTACCTCGATTGTTGGCGCATTTTCAATAGCTGTTATTACGTCTCCGAGCATATCAAACATCAAGGCATTGAATGTGTAATCAGCTTCATCCACACTTACATACTTCATCTGCCTATCGGAAAAATAACGTTTAAGTGCATTTGCATCAATCGGCCTGACTTCCATCGCCATTTCTCCTTTCAATCTCCTTGCAAACCGCCTTGTAAAACGCATCCCACGTCTCATAGTCGCAGGAATCGCCAAAGTCGAAGCCTGTCCGCTTGCGCTCTGCAATGTCACGTTCAAAGCAATCAAGCGTCTTGTCGGTCAGCTCCGGCAGAAGCGTGGTGATATATCCGCAGACAAGGCTAGGCATATACGACCGTCTGCCCAAGCAATAGCGGACAGCGCAGTTGCAGACGACTCCGAAATCGTCATTGGTGGGGTCAATCAAACCTTTAGGCTCGTCATCTTGCAAATCATATATGGTGCAGTCAAGGACGGTTGCGATTCTGAAAAGCCACCTCTCTTTACATTTGCGTTTCCCGCACTCAATAGCCGATATGAAAGCGGCTGTTACACCGATTCTGTTCGCAAGGTCTTTCTGCTTGACGTGCAGTTCAATCCTACGCTTCCTGATTTTCTCCCCTGCTGTCATACTTGCCTATCTCCTTTCTGATTTGCCAATCTTCTTTCTTGTTGGCTTTTAATATTTCTTTTCGTTCAGCGTAAAGTTCAAGCAAATCTTCAGCAACGACAGAAATCGGTTGGCGCATCTTCATAAGCAAGTGCATATCATATCGTGCAAGCTCAATATCACGGTCTACTTGCTCCAGCGTTCTCATTCGGTTAATCCTTTCTCCTTTTAATCTCCATCCCACACGCCGTCAGGACGCATTTTTGCAAATTCAAGCAGCCAATACAGCGCACGCTTTGCATTGCCTTCTGTCGCGTGCCAATAGTCGTCATCGTCCGTATCATCACCCAAAGCGGCAATAGCCTTTTCCAGCATCGGGATGCTTTCAGCTCCCGTCTTGCCGTAGATAGAACGAATTCCTTTTTTCCCGAGCACATCATTACGCCGATAGAACTTTCTATAATTCCATGTGACGTAGCACATCAGTTTTTCTGTTCCACCCACAATTCTCACGCCGCCTGCAATAAAATGTACGCTATCCGCTTTAAGCGTTTCATGCGTTACAGGGTCACAAAGTGAAATATCATAGCTCATTCTCTTTTTTCTCCCATTCCTTGCATCCACGTTCATCCCACACGAAGTCTGCAACGTGTTCCGACTGGTCGTTTACACACACGCCCTCTGGCTCTGCGTACTATTTACAAGAGCCGCAGGATGGCTCAGATTTGTTCTTGCAGGATTCTGCTGTGCATCGGATAGCCTTACCAGCGGAGAACTGCTTGATGCCCATGCAAGAGCAATGTTCGGTGGTGCAGTAAATCATTCTTGCTTCCTCCAACCGATAAACTCACACAGACCGATGGTCTGCGCGTCGCATCTGTGCGTGCATTTGACTGTTGGCAGGCTAAAACCCGTTAAATTGTTGCAAATAGTCTCAAGGCCAAAAAGTTCATCAAACGCATTGTCAGGAATTTTTGCATCTTTTGCATTGTAGATAATCGCTCCACACTGCTTACAACGCCATACAGAACATCTTGTCATCTTCTTTGCCCTCTCTTTCCCCTGTTGAACCGCCCGATCACTCGCTTATACTCTGCATAGCACTCCGGGCACAGGTCGCCTGTGTCCCTGCGCCATGCCCAGTCCTTGAAGTATTCGTTAGGGTTCATTGTTTTGGCTTCCTGTATCGTTCCGCAGCGTTCGCATACTCGCTTGTGGTAGATTCCTCTGTCAGTCTGCATTACTTTTACCTCTCATTGACCCATAATGGCCATAATCTGAATGATAAGGCTACATACAGCTACAACCAGCGAAGGCAAGCACAACCCGAGAGCATAATTTGAATCGTAAAACACAGGTTCTCTTTTGCATATTCTGTAAATAGGGTAGCCAATCAGCCACCCGATGAAGAACAGGGTCGATGTGAACACAATGCCAACAATAATTATTAAAACAGCCATGTTACATTACGTCCTTAAACAGGATTTCTTTGTCTGCTTTCCAGTCTTTGATTTTGCACGGAATATCCGTGCCGGGTACGGTCTTTTTCAGCCCATCCATCTGCCAGACGTTCCATGAGATGATAGCAGCCATCTCGCGAACCTTCCCAGCGTCAGGCTCTATGCCAAACAGCCACTTAAAGTTTTCTTGCCATGTCATGAGCATATTTGCTCTTGCAAGCAACAGGCTGTCACCCTGCCACTCATAGCCGTATGTAGTCGTCGCTGCGTCCTCTGCCACATCGTGCCATGTCCAGACATTCCAATCAAACCAGTTGTTTACACATTTCAGTTTGCGGTCAAATAGTCCTTTCCGTTTTGGTACTGGAATCTTTTTGCCTGTTACCGTGTCGTATCGGTTCACAAGGAATGGTGCTTCTCCGCAGGTGATTTCAAGGACTGTCGAATGGATGTACTTAATAGGCTCTTTCTTCATATCGGGCATCGCACCGTTTTCTTCGCCCATGTCTATCATCTTTTCGCAGACCCAAGAAGGAGTGAAAACCTCTGCTTTTGCTTTGGTTCTTTGCTTCTGCTCATCCAGACGCTTGAGAACTCGTGGAACTGGTGGGCACTTCTTGATTTGTTCTAATGTAATTTCATCCGCAAAGCCTGCGCCCAGTTCAGGCGGTGGCTCTGTTGCCCAGATGATGTTTTTGCCGGTAGTACGGTCTTTAAGCAAGATAAACAGCACCGCCGAAAGAATCGGGTCGGAGAAGTCAACCAACTGTTGTTTCATGTTCCCCCACCTCTCTGTACTCCACGTCAATCCCTTTCGGCAAAGCCGTCTGATATTTCTGAGCGAGCTGTTCTGCGCTTTGTGCATCGCCCAACGGCTGTTCAGGCGGTGCAACAGTGACTTCTACGTTATCCTTCATGCCAAAATAGTTCTTAGCTCGGAAAATCCACTCTGCCGGGTTCTCCTGACCGTACATACCGTTGTACGCCCACATGGACTGCATTTGCAGAATCAGCTTCAAGATGTACTTCTGCTGCAAGCTGTCATCACGGCGTTTGCCCGCCATGATCTGCTTCAGGCTCACCCATTCGATGCCCAGAACCAGTGCAATCCATTCCACAACAGGGGATATTCTGGCTTCGATGCAAGCGTCAAAGAAGAAGCCAAGGCGCTGCTGCACCTCAATTGGGTTGTTCATGTCCACGCTCGGAAGGTCGCCAAAATACTTGGCTGCAATCATTCCGATGACCTTCTTGTCCTCTTCATCACCGATTCTTGACTGCAAATCGCCTGTGTTCAGCATCTTAGACCTCGTGATCGCTAGCTCCTGTTGTTCTTTCACCTTTTTACTCACCTGTGAGCGGATAGATTTCCGCTTGTTAAGCATCTGTTGTTTCTTCTTCTCTCGCTCTTTCTCACGCTTCGCAGCGGCTTCTTCTTTCGCCTTTTGCGCCCGCTTCTCACGCTTTTTCTTTTCGGCTTCGGTCAGCGGCGGTCTGCCACGGCCACGCTTCGGGGGTGTTGCCATGTATCAGACCTCCTTTGGCGGTTCAGGAAGATACGCCCAATGAGTTACATCTCCAAATACAATGTACTCATCGCGCTCTTGCCATAATCCGTTATAAGATAAAAATGCAATTTCAATGCCGAACTTTTCTCTTTTTACGAGAACTTCTTTTTCTTTTTCGGGTAAAACTTTCTTGGCATCAAACCATATATTGGCGGGCTCAGATTTTTCCAATACGTTGGCTAAATCTAAAAACACATCTCCAATGCTATTTCTGATTTGTCCTTGTATGTATACGATGAAGTTTTTGCTATCCAAAAACGACTTCGCTTCATTCTTTTTATCAATGCCAACAGCTTTCCACGACGCAATGATTGGATCAACATCAACCAGTTTCACGATCTCACCTCTTCATCTTCGTTTCGATTCTGTCCAGCTTCCATGCAATCCACCAGACTGCACAGCAACCATCCAACTGTCGCCACCAAGCACACTTTTCTTTTTCGCATACGCACCGCCCAAGCGGATTGCTGGCCATCTTCATCGGGCAGTAAAGTTCGTTGTCCATTAGTACTCCTTTTCGATATGAACTCTTGCGATGCCAACCATCACATCATCGGGACAGCCCATAGCCCTACCGTGACGGAGCGACACGCAATTATACGTTACTCCTGCGCTAACAAAAGATGCGCCCGTAATATTGTTCATTTTCATCAAGAGTTCGCCGTTGTAGTAAAACGGCTCTCCCTCCTTGAGCGAATCAAAACGAACTCTCTTCTTGCTATGCTCTCCACGAATTTCCATTTTTACCTCCCAAGAAACACAAACGCCCACTTCATCCATTCTGGAATGTCTGCTGAAAACAAACCATTATACATAAAGATGGAAAGTGCGATAGACGATACCGCCACGACTGCAATAAAAGCGATTACAACGCCTTGCAGAATCGCAAATTTTCTACGGCTTCTTTCTATCCTCTTTTCAATGTCATATCTGTTCATTTTTTACCCCGTTCATCTCATAACATTTGCTGTCGTTCTCGTTGAATCCCAAACACCAAGCTAACTCGGAGGCCATTTTCTGATAAATGCCTTTGATATTAAGCTCGGTTTCGGATTTCGCACAGCCACTATAAAGACCATACAGAAAAGCCAGCCTTTCACGCCCTATCATGTTGATATCCTGAATCATCATTTCCACCCCATCACAACAGCCGTACAAACGACCAGACACACGTTGATGAACAACCAGACGAGCATTGCCTGCCGCTTTTCAAACAGGCTGTCTACCATGTTTTTGATTGTCTGTTCGGACTGAACCACCACCGCTAGCAGGACTAGGCAGACCAGCCAGCGAGTTACAAACTCAAACATTGTTATCCTCCATCAAATCGTCCATGCTCAACTGACCACTGATGTTGTCATCTTCCATCCACCAGCGAAAAACGTCCATGCCGGTCTGCCAGTCGCACGGCAAACCTTTTGCTTTCCTGACATCGAGCATTCGTTCGAACGCCGATATGTACATTTTCTCGTAAGCAGGCCAGCGCATAAACTCGCGCTGTCTGCCCCCCCTACCGGCCATAGGACAGCCGATGCAACCAACACGCTTCTGCCCTTCGCAATACAGCGGATTAACAGGCAGGTGCTCGCTGTGTGTGTAGTCCCACACATCATCGTCAGACCAGTCCACGATCGGATTGACAGTCATCTTGCCCTTAAGGTTGCAAGTCTCGAACAGTTGCCGCTTTTCATCGTTGTCGCCCATTAAGATGATTCTTTTTGCAGGGTCTTTGTGCATCAGTTCCATCACGCCACGACTGTTTTTGCGCCGTGCAGATTCTGCCCACCGAACGCCTGTGGCGATAAACCGATTCTTTCCCGTGTTTTCTTTCAGAACATCACAGCAATACCGCACAAGTCTTGTAGGTGGCATCAGCTTTTGCGGAATCAGCGTCCACATGGACACAGGATTGTCCTTGTATCGTGGCATAACGATAGAGCATTTGATTCCACGTTCTTCCATCGCCTCGAACTGCTCACGGATGAAATAGACCGTCTCCGGCGCATCTGCTGTAGTATGGCTGTTGACTACCTCAAAGTTGATTCCTGCACGTTCAGCCAGAGCCACAAGCACTTGTGAATCCTTGCCGCCAGAGTACGTAACCATCAGCGGCTTCTTGTACCGATGCTCGGATAGCCGTGCAGCGTCCTGCAACCGTGCGATGGCAAGCTGTTCCTTGTCCATTGTTACCTCCACTTAACGTCCTCTATAATGTTTGGATTTTCAGGTGTGCAAAACTCGTACAGAGTACATACAGTTTTCTTTCCACAAATCGGACAAATAGGAGTTTCCCCATTATCTGCCATCGCAGTTGCAATACGTTCATCGCACACAGAAATGGCAGTATTGCAGAAGTAACAAGTGAACGTTGCTCTTTTAATACGGCAAGACTTTGGATTTACTGAAGTGATTTCCGAAATAGCTTCTACCGAAAATACCGCCATCAGCTCCACCTTTCTCTCAGCTCTTTTTCGACCTGCTCAGACTTTGCTGTGATGTAATCTGCGAACTCGTCAGGGGTCATGTCCTCTTCTTTGAACTTGCCGACCATCTCCCAATACCTGTCACCAATGCGGATGATTTTCTGCACCTGTTCATCGGTCAGGTCGGCATCGCACCGAAGGTTCTGAATCAATGCGCCCCATGTGGCAGTGATGCCATCTAGAGCTAGGCGAAAGCCGTACAACTGGTTCTGTCGTGCGATTTTTCGGAGGTTGGTCGGCTTGACCTGTTTTCCGCACAGTGGGCAGTTTCCGAATTTATTCATCCGACTGCTCCTTTGCTTCAAGGCGAGAGAGCCAGCGGGCTTCCTTTTCGTGCTGCATCTTCTGCCAACTGTGCCAAGATTTCCGTCTTGGGCAGAATGTCTGAAACTTTCTTACTCACTTTTTTCTCCTTTCAGCCAGTCGTTCAGCTTTGCCATGCAAGAGGGGCAAAGAAAAAACGGGTCATTTGAATAGATAAAAATTTTCCTATTTTTCTTTGTAATGCACTTGCAAATAGAATTGTTTTCTACTTTTTGTGTCCGCTCACTTATGGAGAACTCTGGATATTCAAATGTTTCACCGCATCTATCGCATACCATTATCATTCTCTTTCTCCAATCTCTTTAGCAGCCCATCTACGTCATACCACCAATGAACACGCAGCCTTTTTGCTTTGACCTCTATCCCCTCTTGTTCTGCCCACTGCCAAGGGATGCTCTTGCGGCTTTCGTTGTAACGGAACGCCAGAACCTTGCTGGCAGGGATTGCAAAGGTGCGGTTGATTGCCCTGTAATTAACTATCACATGGGCAGTCTGACCGCCATAACCCATTGCTTCCACCATGTCAGTGATGTGTTTTTCCTTGCGGTACTTGCACTTTGCCTTGTCGTACTTGCCGAACACCTTTTCCAGAGGGATAGAGGGCGTTTCGATGGTTTTCAGTTCAAACAGGTGGTTCATCGGGTATCGGTACACAAGGAAGTCGCAGATGTTGTCGATGGAAAAGGACAGATTCTCGTTGCCGCCGTAGTAGGTGGCAGCGCTGTCTTTCAGACGGTAGCACCACGCATCGGATGGGACGGATGCTTTGAAGTCCGCTTCAAACTGTTTGCCGGTATTCATTCGTTGCCTCCCGGAATTTCAGGAATTGGCATCCAATACTTCACTACACCACGTTTATCCTCTTTATCCCACTTGCCGTTCTTAAACTCTCTTGCTGAAACGCAACCATCCCAATTCCAAAATTTGTAAGCAACGAAATATAGTCCATCTTTTGTTGGCGGTGAATCTTTTGCACTAATCCATTTCTGTTTCGACGTTACTGTTGGAAGTTCATTCAAATGATTTAGTTCGCTTTTCCATGCTTCTAAAGACATAGGTCGGATTCCTATCTCACCCTGTCTTGCAAGGTTAATAAGACCGGTTAGGTATTTTTCCAGCGGTTCAACATCAACAAGTCTGCTCATCCTCGTTCACCTCTAAATTCACGGAATATAAGTTGCCTTGTCAGCAGGTTTTTCCATTTCCTTCATGATTTGCTTGTGTTCTTCAATAGTCATGTTGTTCGGGAGGAAACACCTGTCAACCATTTCAAACGGCTTAATATAATGGTCAAGAACGTCTCTTGCTTCTTCTCGTGCCTTTTCGGCGCACATTTCGATGTAATCATCTTCTGTCATGTTGTAATCGGTAATGCAATCGACCACCGAAGAAAACCGGCACAGCAGACCATTAGGTTGTCTTGCAATGAAAGCTCCCATTTATCGTTCACCTCTAAATTCACTTCCGAGAAACCGTTTCTTGCCACGTTCCCGATGCTTGTCCTCATAATCGCGGTGGTACACGCTCTGGCTGTGGTTCAGCTCATATACGAATGCTTTGCGTTCCTCAAAGTCTTTCTTTTCTGCCTTGTACTTTTCGCAGGTGTCGTGGCAAGCTTGGTGGCGTGATGTGCAGTTGAGACAACAGGTAATCATTCTTCGCCAAATCTCCTTTTTGTTACAGCCATCGGGAACTCTTCGATTTCGCTTGCCCAACGTGCAGTGCCCTCGCCGTATGCTCTTTGCCAGACCAGAGGGAAACCGCCCAGACCATCGAATAGGCTACCCAGCGTAGGCTTTTCTTTCAGGTAAGGGCGCATCCTTTGCGCCAGCCAAAACCATTGTGGCAAAGCGATTGAGTTGCCCAGAGCCTTGTACCGTGGGCTGTCAGCGTATTTGTGCTTCTTTCCCTTACTGTCTATCCAATCACCAATATCGGTGTATCCGTCCGGGTAGCCTTGCAAGCGTTCACACTCAACAGGGGTCAGACGGCGAACAATCCAACGGATGGTTTTCTCCAACACGGCAGAATCATGTCTTTCTGCGGATAACGTTCCAGCTTTTTCTATTTCATATCCGATTCCCATTGCTTTTGCTCCAATTTTGTAAGAAAAGCCAGCACAGAACGGTTTCGTCTGAACGCCATCCGCTTTCGATGAATCATGTTTCTCTGCGATCAGACACTCGCTTCCATTGCCGATGTTCCCTGCTTTCGCTTTCAAGGTTGAGCATTTGTCACTTTCCTTGTAGTGGCTGAAAGACTGTTCGTTGAAGGTCTTGCGTTCGATTGCGATAGCCGTGTAGTCTGTGATTCTGTTTTCGTGGTCGCCCGTAATTGTTGGCGCGATTTTGCCATCGCCGTTTCCACGAGCATCATAAACAACAGGCTGAAACAATGTCTGATCTTGGAGTGTTGAAAGCGTTGCACTTTTTTCGGTTTGTACCAGCGCGCCTTTACCACCACCTTCACAACCGCTGCGGATTTTCAGGGTGTAAGATTCGCCCTCCCTATTACGTCCAGAAGGGCTTGCTTGAGAATGTCCGGGAGCGGCTTCCCACGCCTTGATGCTCTCGTCAGGATTCCCTGACAGGCTCGTGCGCTCAAATAGTATTTTTGCGGCACGTTGTCCTCCAAAATCCACGACAAGAGCGATTCTCTTTCGGCGTTGGGGGACTCCCCAATATTGAGCGTCAAGCTGTCGCCAAGCCAAAGACCATCCGTTTCCGGCGATTGCTCCAGCTTTGCTCCATCTGCCCCCCCTACCCGAAGGTCGAGGAATTGAAACGTCTGGCTGTTCCACGCGGGCAAGTTCTTCCAGCACGGCTCTGAAATCTTCTCCTCCATTGGAACTGAATGCTCCTGGCACGTTTTCCCAAACAGCGAAAGTTGGATACATTCCATTGGTGGCTGTCCTCATTTCCTTAATGATTCTTGCGGCATCCAAAAACAGCACGGAACGGTTGTCGTCAAATCCAAGCCTTTTCCCCGCCATAGACAAGCCCTGGCACGGACTGCCGAACGTGATGCAGTCCACAGGCTCTATCTGGTCGCCGTGAATCTTTGTAATGTCGCCCAAGTGTTTCATCTTTCCAAGCGCCCGTCCAGCCAGATAGCGCAGCTCTTATATAAGGTAGGCGGTTCGCCTTTTGTCCCGGTAGCGTAACCGTTAGTTAAAAGGGAGATCAGAACTGTCGTCAATCACAGAGAA